AAAAGGAAAAGGAAGATAAAAACATGAAATTTGAATTGACGTATCACTGCGGCGATGGCATCTATTCGTCAAATATTGTTTATGCCGCCGATGAAAGAGCCGCTAAAGAATGGTATGACAGAGTATTGCGCAAGCCTGTTTTGGGCGTTCGTGAAATGGTTTCCCCGTTCTGCAAGCCTGGACAGCCGATTGTTGAAGTCCCAATGACAGCCGATGAAATCATAGCAAAGTACGATTAATAACAGCTAATGCACACAAGACTTTCTGTTTTGTGTGTATTCACGGTTATTAAACCGAACAAAAAAAGAAAAGGGGAATTAAATATCATGAAAAAGCTTAACATTATGGAAATCAAGCCCGTTGACGGTAGAAAAAGTTTCTACGGCAAGGCAAGTGTTTACACTGTCGGCAAGCGTCATGTTTTGCGATCTTATGACACGTTTGTAGCTGAAATCAATTGCAATGGCGAATTTATCCGCTATTGGAGCGGAGAGTCTGCTACTACTATGCGGCACATTCGCGCTTTTCTGTATGCTTTCGGCGTTGACGGTGGTTCTGTCGCGTGGTGGCGCTCTCTTCCCGTCAAAAATTTTGATTATGGAAAGTTTGCTTTCTAAACCAAAAAAATCAGCGTTTCGGCGCTGATACAGGGACACAAGAAAAACTTGTGTTTCTGTATGATTGCCGAAAAGCGATCAAACATTATGAAAAGGGGAATTGTTACAATGTATAATTTTAATGTCAATCTGTACAATTTTTCGGAGCTTTCTGCCGATGCACGAACAAAGGCAATTGAAGAACACAGGCGCTTTTTGCTTGAAGATATGCGGCCTGATGACTTCATTTCTGGCGATCCCGAATATGATACGCCGGAAAGCTTGGAAGAACAGTATAACAGCGAATATTTCTATGTTCTGGAAAATGACGATCCCGTTATTGAAAGCATAGAAGCCAACGATTATCTGTTCTATGAATCCGGCAAAATGGCATGGATTAAGTATAAATATCCTAACCATGAAACACGCGAAATGTATGTACACCATGACGGGCGGGACATTCTGCTTGAATCTATTCCGTTCAAAACTTATCCCGTATCTGCCTAAACACAGATAGCAAGCCGTTTATGCGGCTTGTAATGTGACTATGCAAGCGGTCTAAAGTCCGCGCAAGGCACAAAATTTGAAAGGGGAAAATCAAATGAAAACGATCAAAGTCAATCCTTTGGGGGACGGCCAGCGGGAGCAGTGGCATACCGTGGTCAACCTTCTGCGATGCCTTGGCGGTGATATGGACAGAGAGGGGCGTTCCGCTCTCTGCGATGAAATCGACAGATACATCGACAACGCCGAAGATATCTTCGACACCATGAGAAAGGAGGGAAAGTGATGGGCTGGTTCGACCTTCCGAGCAGATGGGTGTATGTGTACTTTGAAGACGGTCTGATGTGCAACGTAGAAAACACCGACAGCTTCAGCAATGCAGAGGCACAGGAAGTTGCAGACCGTTGGACAAAGTCAAAGCGCGGACAGGAGCATGGCAAGGTAGTCCGTGTTGATTTTCAAGATCAGCGCGGCAAGCTTCTTAAGTTCTGGCTAATCGACAAGGACGGCAAGATGAAAAGAGAGCCTTTGTTCTAAACGCAGAGTGACACAAGCTGACCGGGGAGGCAAGTCCTCCCCTTCTGCGGCTAGTGGTAATGCGGCGGCACGGTCACAAGCCCGTGCGGTTGTAAAATTGAAAGGGGATATCAAAATGTACTATGTTTCTTACATCACGGAGTATCCGATCTACGAACCCGCCGAGGGCGGCTACTACTACGCCGGGACTACAATTGAAATGTGCAAAGAGTTCTGGTCATGGAAGAAAGCCAACAAGTACTTCCACAAGCTCAAGAACGAGTTCCGCGAAATGTATGAGTATGAGCGCGGACACATTGTTGACATCGAGCATGGAGGGTGCGGCGAGTACTGCCATCCCGGCATCTACTTCCGCGCTCACTACATCGGCGATGGAGCGGAGCTTACGCTGACGCGAAAGAAGCCAGTTGAGCATGGCTGGCATCCGTATGAATGAAAGGAGGAAGAAACGTGAAGACACTTAACGACTATATTGAGATGGGATATCGTCTCAGCGGAGAGTTATCATACCAGAATGGCTATGTTTCTCGCAAGCCTGTGGACGAGGGCAAGCGAATTGTGTACGAAGCGAAGGGCAACCGCAAAGGGCAGTTCTATGTCCTTCAGCCTTGCTTCAACTCAACTCGTTATTGCTTTCGGCACTATCTGACAAAGCCCGAATAATCGCAGAGTGGCCTCCCCTTCTGGGGAGGATTAATGCGGCAGTTCTGGTCACAAGCCCAGACACGCTATGATTGAAAGGGGATTTATCAAATGAGTAAATGGTATGGGAATCTGAGCAACCGTCTTGAGGAAGGTCGGCAGACTAAGCCCATCTCGATAGGAGATGACATCACGATGTATCTCTGGAGTGACCGTCATTGCTACTATGTGACAGAAGTCATCGATCAGAAGCACATCAAAGTTAAGCCATACTTTGTCTGTGCAGATCATAGCAAGCCGGGAGGTATGGGGCATCAGAACTGGGTATACTTCAAGAAGTATCGCAACTTTGCGGACTATGTCAAAATAGACCGTGAAGTTTCTGATGATGAGTGCGAACTCGCGGAGCAAGAGCAAACGTGGGCTTTTCGCTACAATAAGTGGATGCGTGAGCATATTGTCCATGGCGGCGTTCTTGAAAACCCGGAAGTCTATTCTGAGCGTGATAGAAAAAGCTTTCAGAAAAATGGATACCTCAAAACCTATTGCGATCTTTCTGGCGCGGTAAGCTTTGGAAGACGCGATTACTATTATGATTGGGAGTTCTAATCGCAGACTGACTCCATCCCCTTTCTGTGGGGTGGAGGTAATGCGGGATCGCTTCGGCGATGCGGTCAGCACCCCGTATGGAAAGAGGAAAACAAAAGTTGACAGGGTTTACCCAAGAGTGATATAATAGGGTAAACCTAAAGAAAGGAGAGCCTATGGCAATGCCAGATTCACCGAGCAAAAAGAGATGGGACAAGGAAAACATCGTCCTTATCGCGGTAAAGTTTCAGAGAAAGTATGATTCCGACTGCATCAACTTTCTGGAAGGAAAGAACAAGCGGGACACCATTTGTGCCGCACTCCGCGAGTACATGGAAAACCACAAGGAGGGGGATTAAAAATGACAAAATTTGAAATCCAGACCGACCACTTTGAACTCCGTTTCGGGAAAAGCAAGGACAGCATCCCGGAAATGAGCGGAGCGGAAGTGTTCAACAGCTATCAGATGGGAAGCGCGAACTGCCCCACTCTGGAGGCCAGCTTCGACACGCTTGAGGAAGCACAGGCCGAGTTCGCCAAGAACTATGCCAACTACGGGATCACACGGGCCGAGAAGAGCAATGTTTTCTGGCTTCTGCGCGGAGATGTTGCTTGGATAGAAGAGAATGAATATGACGAGGACGGCGAGTTCATCCAAGGCGGGTGGACACACAACGTGTCCGCTGAAGGATATGAGGTGAGCGAATGACCCTACTTGTCATCATTGGCTTTTTTTGGGGCGTTTCTGCACTGATTCGCATGGCGTTGGCCCAGAGACACCAGAGAGAGCTTGAGCGCATCAAGGCTGAACAACGCCGAGCCAGACAGGCCCAGAGTGAACAGCTTAGTAAGCAGATTGAGCAAGAACGCGAAATGCTTCGTCTGCGGCGTGAGCAAGAGAAAGAGCGCAAAGAGCGAGAAGCGGCAGATGCGAAGCTGGCAACGGAACAGGAAAAGCTGGCAAAGCGCATTGCACAGCTTGAGTGGAAAGTCCGAAAACTTGACCGCGACATTCAAGCGCAGAAAGAGCTTCTGGGCGATTATTATGGACAGCTTGACTGGCTTCAGCTTCAACAGTCCGGCACGACACCCGGTGGCAAAGAGTTCGCTAAGTATCAAGACAAGATCGTAACAAAGCAAAACCAAATTCGCAAGGCTGAGAACAAGATCGCCGATATGACCGATGCAAAGGAACGGGCAGAGGAAGAGCTTTCTGCCTAACTGAAACACAATTCACTGAAAGGAGATACAGTAAAATGAAAAACTACTTCTGGACTATCGAATCTTGGGGCGCTGACTATCCCCCGGAGAATGCTGACGAGATCATCAGCAAGGCCAACGATCTGATCGAGGCTTATGCCGCCGACCACAGCGAGGACGAAACAGAGAACTACTCTGCGGCCCTGTGGGATCGCTACTGCGCGACCGATGCGGTGGAGGGGTGAACATGGTAGCCCTTACCGACACCCAGTACACAAGCATCATCCAGACTATTCTGCATGGCTTTGAGGACAGCCGCCCCAATCCCAGAGTGGCGGCGATCCTCACAGCCGAGGCCAATCTGGGGATGAGAGTAGGCGATATCCTTAAGCTCCACATGGCAGACTTCCTCCGCGATGGCAACAGATGGCGCTTGAATATCGTAGAGGAAAAGACAGGGAAGCAGAGGAAGTTCACCGTCCCCGATGAAGTGTATAACTTCCTCCGCTCCTATGCAGACGCGCACAAGATCCCGGACACCGACCTTCTGTTCCCGATCTGCGCTTATGCAGTGCAGAAGCACTTGAAGAAATGTTGTGACTATCTGGGCTACCAGAACATCAGCACACACAGCTTCCGCAAGTGGTACGCAACAAGCATCTACAATCAGAACGGACATGACATCGTGCTGGTTCAGCGGCTTCTGCAACACTCTTCCCCGATGGTCACCCGGCGTTACATCGGCGTGAGCGATGAGCAGATGGAACAGGCGATTGCCCGTCATGTGAACATCATCAGCGCATGAGGAATCACAAAACAAATTAGCCCTCAGAGGAGCGTAACTGCTCTTCTGGGGGCTTTTTTGTTGGCTAAATCAAAGTTCTTTCATACACATCCGCTGTTCCGTCATCGTATTCTACTAAAAACTTGATGCGATTTAGCGGGGATTTAGTCATGCTCATCTGCGTCAGTTTCATGTCTAAGCGAACACCTTGAAAGTCGAATGTCATGCCGCCGATATCACGCTTTCCGTTCACATAGGTTTCAATCTTCGGGAGTTCCATCTCACATCCACTCCGGCTTTGCATCGAGATCCACGCCTTCAATCTCTGCCCTGACTTCCAGCGTGTAGAGATACCGCCCCATGATTTCTGCCTGATCTCTCAGCAAGCCAATGGGGCAAGTGGGCGTGAAGTCCAGCGTACCAGCATCATGCTTTACAAGCATCTTGTGGAGCTTCTGATACCGCGCTTTCGTCTGCTGGTACTCCTCAATCATCCTCTGTTTGTAGTCTTCCACGATAGTCTTTCTCCTTATCTCTAAACTTGTGTTTCCTGTTTTCTTCACACCACGGACAGCCGCCATGATTTCGACAGCTTGGGTCAATCGCCTTGCTACCTCTGTACGGCTTCCGCTTTTCCTTGCCGTGTTCTATAGCTTTGTCTAAACTCATTTTTCTTTCATTCAGCCGCCGTTTATAACGCCATTGTTTTTCCCATGCAGTGACGCTATAAACGGCTATTTGTTTATTCTGCTATCGGCTCATCTTCTGATTTGAAACCGCCTATGCCTTTTCTGTTCGGATTGTGGCCCATGCGATAAGGCCAAAGCGCACAGCTTTCGCAAGGGCAGAGGCGTACTTCTTGCGGCTGATCGTTGCAACAGTCCAGACACTTGGCCCGGATGGATTTTAACGGGGTCATCATTCTGGGAGATCCACCCCCTCATAACGCTTGGCGATGTCTTCTGCGCTTGCTTTCTCGCCCAGAGGATCGGTGTGCGTGACTTCAAGCTTGCTTGCTTCGATCATGCCGTCATGGGCTTTCTGCCAAAACATGGCAGAGATCGGGTTCATAAGGCCGTCAGTAGGCGCTTGCTCATGGACGGAGGCAAAGAACTGGAGTAGGTCTTCTGCGAACTTCTGCTGTTCGGGATTACCGCCGCCGCGCTTCCAATTACTGATATCATAACGGGTGATGCCGATTGCAAAGTAGGCGTTCATGTTGTTGGGGATGACACCGTGTTCTGCGCAGTATTGCAAGTAGCGATAGAAGCGTTGATAGAGATCTGGCACATCCTTTTTGTTGCACCCTTCGCGCATGATGAGCATATCCATATGGTACTGGACAAACGCAGTCACACGCTCGTCTCCCATGCGCTGAATGATAACGGCGTTTCTGCCGGAGTTCTGGACAACCGTTCCCGTCTTAGGATCGACAAGCTGTTTGCGTTCCATCGGGAACTCAATAGGTTCGGTGAACTCGCGTTTCTTTCTGGGCTTCTTATCCTTTGCCCCCTTGGGTCTGCCACGCTTGGGCTTTTCCTGTTCATCCATCGTTTTTATCACCACTTTCCTCTGCGGAATCAATGTCCGCTTCAATGATTAACGAATGCGAGTAGAAGAACAGCAGAGGCACGATGCACAGGAGAGAGATGCCCCACTTGTCGAAATGCACTGCGGCAAAGGCAAGGGCTAAGATTGCCAATGCCGCAATGATTGTGTCTACTACTGCGATCACGATGTTAAGTGCCAACAGTTTATTATTCATTACGCCTCTTCTTTCTTTCGCCAACACTTCTGGCTTCCGTAGTTTCCGATCTTGCGAGATCCGCTCACGCGCTCCCACCCCTTGAGTCGATCAAGGATCTTGCCAATGTCTTTGCTCTCAACAAGCGTTGGCTCTCTGGGGAAGTCGGGGTTAGGACTTAGCGCCCGGTGGCATAGTTCGCGCACACACGTTAACTCTCCGGGGTTTTTGCGCTCAAGGTAAGCTTGGATAGCACCTACGCGCCAATCGTCTTGCATGGCGTTTTCTTGGGCCTCTCGAAACGTATCAAGAAGCTTGCGGTCGGCGAAGGGTTGCATGGCTGGATCGTTTAGATGCTCACGGGCTTCTGCCCAACACTGGAGGATGTACTCCCGAATCTCCGGCTCTTTGTCGAAGATCTCATAGCCGTTGCACTTGACCTCGACAGGATACCAGCGGCGGTTTCCCGTCTTGTCGACCAGAGGGTTCAAGTCATTCGATGTGGCGATGAAAATACACCGTCTCAGAAGTTCAGTCACATTGCGGTCATAGGGCTTTCGGTAGCTATCTCTCTGGCGGCTGACGAACGCCTTGATGGCCTCTTGGTTTTTGGCCTTGGTGAACGCGCTCATCTCCGGGATCTCCATGATCCATTTGCCAGACAGATTCTCAATAGCCGCTTGGCCCTCCATGACTTTTAGTTCCCCAAAGTAGTCATCATGGACTGCCAGATAGCGGATGAGCGTTGACTTGCCACAGCCTTGATCGCCCATCAAGATAGGCACATCTTCAAACTTGCATCCGGGTTCATAGAGCCTGTGAATGCCGCCAGCGAAGATCAGCCGTGAGACTTCTCGCGTGTAGGCTGAGTCTTCCACTTTGCCCCACTTTGACAGGAAGTGTTGACAACGTTCTGTGCCATCCCACTTGATGTCGTTGATAATGTCTTTGATCGGGTTATACCTCCGTTCTTCAAACAGGATTCTTAGGGCCGCAGAGTGTTTCTCCTTGGAATAAAGTCCGTAGGTGCTTTCGATGTAGTTCATGCTTGCCGCTTCATCAGCATCCGACCACGGCAAGATAACGGGCTTGTCATCCTCTGTCTTGTGGACTTCTGCGCGGTTGCCAAGCTCATTGAACTTGATGTTGGCGTATCTCCTGTCTTTCTGCATAACCAACAGGAAGTTCTCGATAACAGGCTTTGGCTTGTCGTTTCCGTTGTACTTGAGTTCGACCTCTTTGACATTCTCCTCAAGCGCAACTTCTTCAAACATCTCCGGGTAGGCTTCTGCGAATGTCTCCTTGGCATATCGCTCCGTGGTGAGGCCCATGTCCATCAGCCGTTCTACCGATTCATAGACCTCTTGAGGAGGCATACCGTGTGCAGTGCAGAGCCGCAGATCATCCACGGAAAAACCAAGCTCGTTCAAACGCCGGATGCTCTGGCCCTTACTTAATTTCGTACCCGCACTTCACACCCCCAAACCACTTCATGCCCTCATGATACCGACACTTTCTGCAAGTCCAGACCGACACATTTGCGCGGCCTCCAACGCCGAAACGCTTAATCACATGAGGCTCTGGACAGGATCTCACGCTTCCGGGAGAAAACATCTTGCCTATGACATCATCTCTGATTGGCTCATACTTCTCCATGATGCTCTGCGTTATAGTCGGCGGCATCCACCCAAGCCTGTCTTACTGCCGGGATATCCATTAACTCGCTGTGCTTTTCCTCTGTCCATGCGAGGCCGCACAGATTCCAGATGGCGGCGATAAGGTGGTCTTCATCGTTCCATCCGTCAAGGTACTTAAACAGATGACGCAAGGCAGAGTCAGCAAAGCTGTGAGCCGGGATGCCCTTCTCCCAATTTCTGTCGTTGTACTTCTTCGCGCCTTTTTCATAGTGCTTTGCCAAGCGAATCAGAACGCACATCGGCAAGAGGTCAAACCTGCCCTTCCCTTCGTGCATATCTCGCACAGCGCCGCTCTCAAACTGCGTCCGTTCTCCGCTGTCCAGTATTTCAGCCATAAGGAACCTCCCTTGTTATAAAATGTCCAAAGACTTTGTTCGTAGGCGGCTTTCCTCTCTTCCCGTTTAGAGCAGATGAAACTGTAGAAGAATCACACCCAATATAATCGGCAAATTCTTTGCTTGATGAGAAAACCATGTCTAAATCAGAGCAATAAATCGGAACGCTAAAATAATCCGAAATCATTTTCTTTTGATCTTCAGATATTGTCTTTCCTTTTTGCGATGCGGAAATTTTCTCTTTCGTTTCATCTGAACAATGTTTGCCAAAGTTTGGATTCCCTTGACCGCTGTACTGCATTGAGCGCCGCTTCTTTTGCTCTTCGCTCCATTGCTTTCCCGTATTTGCAATGCGGAGTTTTTCTTTGGCGCTTTCAGATTTAGGTTTTCCAGTCATCAAGAGTCGAAGCTTTTCCTTATGTTCTTCTGTCATAGGAACTCCAAGATGACCTTCTCCGCCGCCTGTCATGTTATAGCCGAATCTTTTGTCTCTTGTCTTGTATTTAGCTATGTATTCTATTTCAAGCCTTATAGCCTCCGATTTGGAAAGGTCAGTGAAAATAATGTCGTGCTTTATATTTTCCCATCCATATTTCTTAATTGCTTTGTAAAAATATGGACTATCTTTATAACCGCTCCCATATCTCCACCTTTTGCTTGGCTTTAGAGATGTTATTCCAACATACCTTTTTCCGCTTGGGGTTGTGTGGCAATATAAACACCATCTTTTTTCACCATCAAGGCCCTCCATATTTCAGTATGTCCCTCGCTTTATAATAGAGTATCGCATGAATGATTCTTGGAGTTTCCTCAGGCTCGCAGAAGATGAGGGTTAAGCCGAACCGGGCTACCCAAGACATGATAGACCCGGTAAGGCTTTTGCTCGACAGCTTTGAGCGGTAGTTGCCAAGAAAAATGTCTGACCATGTAGCGTTTTCCACGATCCAGAACACGGATGTATTGTGCGCTTTTGCTCTGATAAATTCCCGCTCGAATCGGAGACGATTAACAGTAAAGTTCCCGCATATCTCGTCTATGCTGGCTTTACGTTCAACGATTACATCGTTCTCAAGCGTCATATCCCCAAGCATAGCGGAGTAATCACCAGTCTCAAGATTCCGCACCTTGTACGGGACTTTATTCTTCTTGAGATACGATTCGATGTGGTCGTAAACCTTCTCTTTGCTGTCAACTATGATTGTCAGGCCCTTTAAGGTTTCTGCAAGCTCCCCATCTGTATACCGCTTGTGCATTACACGAAAGGCAGTTCATCATTGAGGTCAGAATCATCATCCAGCGAAGTGATAAGCTGACGCTCCGGCTTCTCGCCCTCGAACGGAGGAAGGTATGCGGCCTTGACGGCATCGATGAAGTATTTCACCTTCATATAGCCACGGTCATCGAGGTCGAAGAACGCAGCGCCCTCTGCCCCGACCCACGACAGGAAGTTGAAGTCACCGAAAGTGATCTCCGGGAACGCATCGAAGAACGCCGTAGCGTTGCGGTTGAAGTGGCCGTTCTTGACCAGATAGGTCTTGACCTTAAAGGTAGTGCCGGAAGGGCGGACGGAAATCACGATCATCGGGAGGCCGCTGGCCTTGGATGTGGTTTCCTCGACATCGGTGATGACACAACGCAGACGGCCTGTGACCTTTGCGGATTCCTCACGGTCTTCTCTCTGAAAATCGTCCCAATTGCTCAATTGTTCACTCTCCATTTCTCGCAGTACGCTTTCCAAAGCCCATGCTTTTTGAGGTACTGCATAAATTGATTAATAGTAGGTTCTATCGGCGGCACAATGTCTCGCGGGTATCTCTCGCGGTAGACATACTTGCCATCGCTGATGATGTAGGTAAAGTCTCTTGCTTCCGGCACAAGGGCGAGGTACATCGCCGTCTGGCTTGTCCATTCCCAGAAGTATTTATTGAGATGGTAGTTCTTTGTGAACTTGCAATCCCAGATCCCCCCGGCTTTTAGATAGTCCAGAACGCCGTGGAGGAGGAACGGTTGACCGCCAACCTCGCAGTCTTGGAACAGGGTCACTTGCTGTTGCGACCCCTTCAGTCGCTTCGACATCTCCGTGATGACAGAGTACCATTCGTGGTCTTCTGCAATCGTCTCGCCGTTGAGGACATTGTTCAGTACGTTCTCAAACCTTGTGCCGTCCAGCATGGCTTGAGTCGGAGGCTTCTTCTCGCGGTGAAGGGTGGAGAGAAAATCATCCCACCCATCATCCCGCTTAAACGCCCACAGCCAGCTATCGAGAAGAGACTTCGTGATGCGGACTTTAGGACTTGTAGACATAGGCTTTCGCCGACTTGTCCCAGATGATGCCGAGATCTGCAATCTTTGCCTTAAGCATTGCAGTGGCTTCCTTCTCAGATGTCAGAGCGTGGTCGAGCATCTTGAGTGCCTTTGCCGCATCTGATACATCTTCCGGGGCTGAAACTGCTTCGCAGATGTCACGCGCCATCTTCATTGCGATGTCATACTTGGCTTTCTGAGGAGCGAGATTTGCAGACTCTTTTGCCAGATTGTCGCGCACTTTGGCGAACAGTTTGGTGAGAAAGTCGTTGGGCTGACCATCAGCCAGTTCGGGGATCTCGACAAGGCCCTTGATGCCGTAGGCGGCTTTGGCGGTGTACTGCTCCGTAGGAGTGAAGCCAAGATACCGCTTGCCGTTCATGATGAACAGATGAGCGCCGAGGTCGGCGGGTTGCCATACCACAGTACGGGCAGCGCCCTCGACAACCAGTTCATAGAACACTCCCTCGTCCTGTTTGGTCAGAGTCTCATGGAAGAGGTAGATGACGTTGAACTTCTGAGCCAGTTCATCAGACAGACGAATGAACTCCTGTTTAACAAACCCGAAGCCCTGGAGGGAGATCCCGCCGCTTGTCTTTGCTCCCTTGGGAAACATCTCCGGGTGACGCACTACCCAGTCCTTCATGTAGTCGATCAGCTTGCCACAGGTGTCGATGACGATGGTCTTGTACTGACCCTCTGCGGCTTTAAGGTCTGCAAGGACTTCCTCATAGGTGGTGCAGATGGAAGCATCCTTGCGGTGGGCAGGACTGACACGCGCCATCCCTTTGTCGGTGTCGATCAGCAGAACATCGGGGGCAGACAGGGCGAGGGTGGTCTTGCCAGTTCCGGGGAGTCCGCTGATAATCATGATGAGATTCTTGTCGGAGAAGTTCATATTCTCCGGCTTTACGATGGGCATTTACTTTTCCTCCTTCTTCTTTTTGAGTTCGTCAGCGAGGGCCACAACACCCGTGATGTAGCCACTCACGAAGTTGGGCGAAATCTCGCCGTCCAGAGCCTCAACGAGCAGTTTGTGTTCCGCCTCCAGAATGTCATCCGAGTTGATGAATACCATTTGTATCTCCTTTCAGATTTTGAATTTCTTAGCCAATTTTCTGACTTCGGCTTCATACTCAGCCGGAGCAAGATGCTTCGGGATCTTGGCTTTCTCTTCGGCGTACCGCCGATAGCGCCGGACTTCGGCCTCGTTGATACGCGCCTTAATGTAGCTTTTAAAGCTCATCGTCTTCCTCCTCATCATCGTCATAGAAATCGTCATCATCGCGCTTCATAAACATGGAGTCTGGATAGTCGGGCTGATGCCACCAAGGTGGGTAGCCAGTCCGCTCAATGCAACGGATGATGGGATCATCGGGGATCTGAACCATTCTTCCCCTCCTCCTTACCGACCAACAACCAGTGAAGCTTGCGCAGTTCGCACTGCGTCTCGATCAGCTTGTCCCTTGTCATTTCAAGGGCTTTCAAAGCGTTATCCAGTTCCTTCTTGAGTTGCGCTTCCTTAATCGTCATGCAGTTTCCTTTCCTCCCGCAGATACTCTGCCAGATCATAGAAGTCCAGTGGGTCAATGCCGACCCGGTATCCCGCACGAATTAACAGCCTACGGAAGGTGCGGCGGTCATAGTGTGTGTTAGCCGCCGCCGTTGATATGCGCATCCCGGACTGGGCATACGCAATCAAGATGTCAAGATCGCTCACTTGGTACTCTTAGCACCTCCCTCAGTTCGTCACCGTGGTAGTCAGTCACGTTGGCAACGAGGATGTCAAACCACTTGGAGTGGAAGAACTGGACAAGCTCATGGCGGTAGACAAGGCCGTAGTCATCCGTGACTGCCGCACTTAGCGCCCCGTATTCCAGTTCTTTCCAATCCCTCACCGCCCGTGTCAGAGTCTCACAGGCGATATCGTGGAGGAATGCATCCCGTTCAGAAGCAAACGTGCGAGGTGGTTTAGTCTTGAAATTCAGACGCTCCGTAAGCATCCTCATCCCACCTTTCGATGTTATCCCCAAAGACTTTGATCCTTGCCCCAAGGCTGGGCATCGCCGGGGTGAGCGGAGGATCTTCTGCCAACATCTCGTTTGCTTGGATACGAACGATGTTCAGCAGATAAGCAATGATTACAACCTCCACCGCACACAGGATGGAGAGCAGAACAACCACTACTACCATTCAGCATCCTCCAGTCTGGCCTTGGCAATGTCGTAGAAGAATGCCGCCGCCATAAGCATCAGAGCGATGAGGCTCGTCATCTCGTTGTTTGCAAGGAATATCAAAGCGATCACACCATACTTCATGATTCGTCTTCCTCCCAAGGCGCTCCTTCTACGCGCCGCACGGTCTTAATTCCGAATCGGCGGCAGACATTGTTCCGCGCCGAATCGTTCCACTGCCACGGGCTGATCCCGATGTACCGCCGCATGGTTGCATAGGTCACACCCGCGATCTCTGCCATCTGCTTGAGGTCATAGCGGAGTACCTTCTTCCGCTCAAGCACTGCCGCCCACAGCCAGTCAATGGGAGGCGGCTTGGGGGAATATTTCTCTCCGATTTTCGTTTTAGGCATATTGACTTCCTTTTATTACATTGAATAAAGGCTCAAGACGCTTTCCTTAATTTCATCAAAATAAGGAAGTTTGCCGTCACGCTTATAGTCTCTTGTTCTTGGCTTTGATAGCTCAAAATCTCTTATCGCCTTTAGCGATGTACTGAAAATATCCTCTGCTATCGTCCGACCGCCGCCATATCCTCTTCCAAGTTTCATGATTTTGTTTCTAAGGACAATTGCCGCGCTCTCATGTTCGCCCTGTTGAAACCCGCTTTCCGCGACCTCAATGAATCGTTTGATAACGCCTTCAGAAACCCCGCACCTCAAAGCGCAATAAATTGCCGCAGAAACAGGGGCGCGATTTGCAATCCGTCTGCTACCAGCGCAGAACATATGGTAGGCTTTCTCAAGGTATTCTGCCTCATCCATAATGAACTTTAACTTTGTTGCTTCTCCAATTTTCATTCTTCCGGCTCTCTGATAAAACAGAGTTGTAACGAGGGTGGAAACGGCTTTGGTAGAAAGAGCCGTGGAGTACCCAGAGAGTTGGCAATAGTTCTGCAAACTTCTTGGCTTCTGGTTGTCACAAATAACGCTTTCATTTGGGACTCCATAAGCTACATCCATTCTTACGGTCATCCCAGATTCAATGATGGCGTAGCATCTATGCTGCCCGTTCCTCATAGAACCATCTTCGTAAAAACTGATTCCGTCTGGCACAAGTTGCCATTCGCCGCGCCTCATCATTTCGGCATATGAATGGACTACGTTCCAATCAATTTTTCTGTTCTTTGTGTTCTTCTCCAAGAACGATTCCGCGATCTGCGGGGTAACATCAATTTCAAAATGTTGCATTGCTTTTCTTCCTTTCGTTGTTTCATTGTCCGTTTTTTGGGTCACTGCTTGTGGTAGAATTAAATGTGGACTGAATCCCTCCTTGCATCGGTGAATTTTTCAGCCCACACTCAAAAATTTTGTTGACAAAACGGTTACAACTATGGTATTCTGTATCTGCCAAGACAACAGAAAATCCAAAGAAGTCCGCATTCAGTGGGGGCTGTGTGTTTGTTGTGAATTTTCAATCGCAAACTGAATATACCACAACGAACTGAATCTGTCAACCCCTAAAAATATTTTTTTGAATTTTCTGAATTTATTGATTTTGGGGGTGCTATCGTGACCGGGAAAGAAATAGTTAAAGTCATCGACTCCATACTGGCAGAGCGTGGAATGACGCAAAAAGAGTTCTGCGAGTTGATAGGGGTGCAATCATCCGCTATGTCTGGGTGGAGAAACGGATCGACCCCTACGCCGCGCAGAGTGGCCACTATTGAAAAGTGCCTGGGGATCAGCTTCTCAGACTATGAAAAGTCAGATCGTGACAGTGATACGGATGAAGTGCTTCAATGGCTGAGAGAGGACTTCTCGCATCGCGCCCTGTTTGAGAGCGCAAAAGGGCTGACGAAAGAACAGGCATATGCCGTAGCGTCCTTTATCGAAAAACTGAAAGCTGGTGAGACATGAAGTGTCGTACCCTCTGGAAGACGCAGACTATTACATTCGCATCATTAAGTTGCCGGAAGGAATAAAAGCTATGATAATCCCAAACGATGATGGTACGTTCAGTATGTATTTGGACTCACGCAGAACATGGGAACAATGGCTGGACGATTGGGAGCATGAAGTTTGGCATATCCTCCGCAACGATTTTTATAACGGTCAACCGATATGGGTGGTGGAAGCGTCATGAAGTGCCGCAGATGCAAGCGCGAGATCGAAGACAACTCCATCTATTGCAACTGGTGCGGTTATAAGCAACTAATCGATGCCAACGAGGTTAAAGTGCCGCCACCAAAGCGCAACAGTAAAACGTGGTACAATCGCATCATGGTAGGGGAGGAGCGCGTGTACATCTCCGCTCCAACAGAGGAGGAGTATTACGCCAAAGCAAGAGCCGCCAAGTCGAACCTCATAGAAATAGAAAAAAGCCGCCCCAAACTTACGCTTGGAACGGCAATAGACAACTACATCAAAGACAACGATGCAGTGCTGTCTCCATCCACTGTCAACGCCTACAAGTCCTACCGCAAGACGCGCTTCAAGAGTTACATGGGCAAGGATGTCAGCGCGATCAACTATCAGCGCATGGTCAATGAGGAGGCCAAGTTGGTCAAAGCCAAGACAGTCCACAACGCATGGCGGCTTGTCACGGGGGCGTTATCTCACGCCAACGTAGAGTTTTCCCCCGTTAAACTACCTCAAAAAGTCAAATCAGATCGTCAATGGCTCGACTATGACCAAATTAAAACCTTTTGTGGGGTAATTAAAGGCAAGCCATATGAGCTTGGTGCGCTTCTGGCCCTTAATGGATTGCGGCGGTCAGAGCTTCTGCACCTCACCGCTGACGATGTAGACACAGACAATGGCATCATTCATGTCCGTGGTGCGGCTGTTATTGGACTCAACAACAAATTGACCGACAAGCCGACCAATAAGAACCAGACATCTACCCGTGATGTGCATATCGTGATACCCCGGCTCAACGAACTGATTCGTGGTAAAAAGGGGAGACTAATTGCAACAAACCCGACCACCCTCTACGGAAGCATCAACGGCCTGTGCGAAAAGCATGGTCTGCCGCAAGTCGGTGTGCACGGTCTGAGGCACAGCTTCGCGTCCTTGGCATACCACCTCAACTGGAGCGAAGCTACCACCATGCGCGAGGGCGGCTGGGCTAATTCAGACACCGTTCACCGCATCTACACACACCTTGCAAACCAAGATGCAAACGCCGATATTGAGCGAATGAAGCAGTTCTTTATGTAAACCATGTTATGTTGATAAAAAAGTTATGGCACTACTTCTGCCACTACCCATAAAAACCCGCTGTTTTCAAGGGGTTTGGCGTTTTAAAAATGGGTTCGAGTCCCGTACGGGTCACCACATTTATGGGGTAGAAAGTGATTGCTTTCTACCCCTTTTCTTTGCTTTTAGTAACTTTTATAGCCACTTAAAAAAGTAGTGCCACAAAGTGGTTCACAATAATGTAGTTACAAGGCACAAAATTACCCCTATTTTCACATAGTTTTGGCACTAATTTTGGCACTCATTGTGTGCAATTGAATTGTGCTACTATGCGTCAAACGGAGAGATGCCGTCCGGGAAGTCAAGTGCGCCGGTTGGGGTCATGCCAGCTCTGCGGAGCTGTTCAAAGATTGTCTGTGCGCTCATGCCTTTACCTCGTCATATTGGTGTTCACAGCACCAACAAATCATTCTCCCCTCGGGGATCGGTGCGCCGCAACAAACACAGTATTCCATTTCTTATCCTCCTGCCCCGGTTGTTACACCGGGGCTTTGTTGTTTAAAGTGTCCTTTTTAGAAAATCGTTTTAAGGTTCTGGATCAGTATCAAGCCAGCCGGTGTAAACACGATAATGCAACGAAGGTAATTCTATAGTTTCTGCGGATGTGTTATTTGCATTAATGAGGATAGAATTAAGATTGTATGCCGTGCTGGGAATGGCAATATTGATTATTTGTTTACTATTTACTTTTTTACCTCTCGCGACAATAGATACAGCATTTGTTCTTTCCGCACCCGGATATGCCATAACTTGTGCCATGAAAACAGCAGAGGGCGTTGGCTGACTATCAATTATAACCGTATAAAAACCACTTGGCAGGTCATATATTAAATTGCGATTAGCTGACACTGTTTTACTGGAATTGGCGTTAATTGAAGATGATAGAGTATGACCCTCTGAAATTTTATAGCTTAATCCGTTCTCTGTTACGATATCCACCTTTGCGTAATATACATTATTATTTGCAAGTGACCGATTAACAAAATTTACTCCCGCCGGACTTCCATCCGGTTTTGTTCCAGCAGAGCTTTCAACAGTGATAATCACATTATTTTTATCATCATATCCTAAAGCCACACAAACATGGGTAATACCCCTATAATTTTCGGCAGACGATCCAACAAATACAAGGTCGCCCGGTTGCAAATTATTATGATTAGGATCAAAAGGTATGAGTTGACCCTTACCGTCAAAATATTTCGCAAGCTGATCTGCCCTAAGATAGTCAGGATAAATATACGGAGTAGGCATATAGTCTAAACCGGATACAGAACCATCGGTCATCCAAAACGGGCCAGAATAGACATTTTCTGATAGTCCATTATAACGACTGTTCTCATACGGTATCTTGCATAGAGCGGCATAAACAAGTTCACTGCATTGGATGGCATCTACTCCATCAGCCATTAGCTCCTCAGCAAATAGCCCTTTCTCGGAGGCGAAAACAAGATTAGTGCCAATGCCCTGTGCGATTTTGTAGTATGATTCAATGTATTTACCTAATGTGTTGATTTTGCTATTCGTTTTAATGCGGTCACGGCCAGTTCGCAGGATGGTAATGTACTGGTCAATATCTGCCGGATAACAATAGACCGTAATCCGATAATTATAATTTGGATAATTTTCGATTAGAGTTTGAAAATCAACAAAATTAACATTAGTAAAAGATTTCGCGAAACCGTCTACTCCATTCCAAACACCGATATATTCGGAGTCAGAGAAAGCAGAAACACAACTATTTACAGATTCGCAACTGAACGACACAACATCTTTCGGGACATAGACCATAAGCGTACTGCGCGGGGTAGTTGCAGGAGCTAAATTGCCATTTGACGATGTAAGCCCTACATTAGCCCATCTATTGGAAAGGTTGTCTTTATATATGATAGCGCTCTTTAACTCACCGACTTTATCAGCTGGTGCCGCGGCATTGTCCATCGTCAGACTGCTGTCAAGGACATAGCCAGTCGCGGGGTCTACGTTTTCATCGAGCCATGCCTCAACAGCTGGTGTAGGGTCGATGGTAGGTACAGATACCCAATTCGAATTTGCGTCTTTTATTTTTAATACACTCATTCAATTACCTCCCAGCCGTAGACATCCGGTGCCCAAGTGTTATTGTCCACGATGCTGACATAGACAGGCCCATCCGCATCGGGATAATGCACCTTGTCCCCGGTCATATAAGCGTCCTGCGCTCCTGTCGGTTGTTTCCAGACAGGAATCTCACCGGGCTTGGCAACTTCTGTCCAAAGTGCGGGTGTGCGGTCAGGCTCCCAATCGGCTTGACTGGTGTGGGCTTGTACACAGCGATAAAGCTTGCCGTTGTACTGCACACGTTCATCAGCGAGATAAGCGATGCCGCTGTGCCACGCTTTGAACAGCTCCACCGCTTCCAGCGCGTCGGAATCGTCAAGGGAGACAGCGGCTTTTTCGATCATAGGACGCAAGGCCCGTGCTTTCTCTTGCGGTGTCATTCGCTCACCCCCGTCAGAATGTCATAAGCTTCGGCTTTATCAGCCAGTTCGGTCATGTCGCGCTCTTCATCGGGGATCAGACCGCCCTCGGTGTAAGTGCGTCCAAACTCGGCGGGATCACACGCTTCGGAGTATTCCACTTCGTCACGCACTACAAAGCGCCCAGAGTTGGAGTAGGTACGGATGAAGTCGCGCCCATCAATTTCAAAATGCTCTTGAATAATCATGTGTCGTACTCACTCCCCTCAATAGCGGCAAAAGTTGTTGCCCCATAGCCATAAAGCGTAGACCAGTTTGTGGCGGTCTGATAGGAAGAAATCAAAGAAGACGGAACATAAATCGTGCCACCAGAACCACCAGACGCGAACGGCGTAGATGTAGTAAATGCGTTCACGTTTTCAAGCGTGACAACAGTCGAGGAACGCAAGACAATGGTCTTAAGTGCTGAACACGAATGAAAAGCGTTTGCGCGGATTCTTGTCACAGATGGCAAATCCAGAAACGAGAGCGATGTACACGCCTTGAACATATTCTCTTGGATTGTCGGGCAAAGAGGGATGTACACATCTGTAAGTCTGGAACAGTTTAAAAAAGCGTTTGCCCCTTGCCATCCGTAGTTTACCTTTTCTCTGTTTGCGTTTGGAAATCTTACGCTTGTGAGCTTATTTGCATACTGGCACACAGAGTTTCCAATAGAAGTGCTGTCCATTTCGACCGTGAGCAGGTCGGTCTTGTTCAAAACCTGTGCAACAAACTGTTCCGGGCAAGTAACAAGTCCGGTACATCTAAGTGATGTTATTCTATTGCCGAAAAACAAGCCCGCCAGTATCGATGCTGCCGCTTCTGTCCGCGCCGGGTTTACCGTTAGAACAATATCGCCAGTCAGTTGCTTGTTCAGCGCATCTTCCAGCGACAGCCCACCCCCGCCTGTCTCAATTGCCTCAACAGCGCTGACGAAACCAGACGGAAATACAAGCTGTGCAGAAGTGCCGCTTTTGGTGCGGATGGCATTAGCAACAGCAGTGAGGTCGGTATCAAGCTGAGTGCTGTCTACGAGTTTATCAACTGCCATCAGTAACTACCCCCTTGCCATGTGGAGAGCGTCTGTGCCACCCACGCGCTACCGTTGTACA